GAGACATCACAGGGTGGTGAATACTTCGCAGCTGGTGTTGGTGGTGCGATCACGGGTCGTGGTGCAGATTTATTAATTATTGATGACCCACACTCAGAACAAGATGCGATGTCCAAGGTCGCATTAGAGTCAGCCTACGAGTGGTATACATCAGGACCTCGTCAACGTTTACAGCCTGGTGGTAAAATAGTTTTAGTTATGACACGTTGGTCTACGAAAGATCTAACGGGTATGCTTGTCAAAAATCAAACAGAAGCAAAAGCTGATCAATGGCACGTGGTCGAGTTTCCAGCAATCATGGATCATGGAACAGACAAAGCAAAACCTGTTTGGCCACAGTATTGGAAATTAGATGAACTCGAAAAAGTTCAAGCAACACTGCCTGTTGCTAAATGGAATGCACAGTGGATGCAACAACCAACTAGTGAAGAGGGTGCAATATTAAAACGAGAATGGTGGAGAACTTATACATCAGAAAGCATTCCACAATTATCACACGTAATACAATCTTATGATACTGCGTTTCTTAAAAAAGAAACAGCAGATTATTCAGCTATTACTACTTGGGGTATTTTTTATCCTAGTGAGGATGAGGGGGCTAACCTTATTCTTCTCGACGCTATCAAAGGCAGATACGAGTTCCCTGAGTTACGTAGGTTAGCCCTTGAGCAATACGAGTATTGGAAACCTGAAACAGTCATTGTCGAGGCAAAAGCTAGTGGATTGCCGTTGACTTATGAGTTAAGGAAGATGGATATACCAGTCGTGAACTTTTCACCATCTAAAGGAAATGATAAGCACGCACGTGTAAATGCAGTTGCACCTTTGTTTGAAAGTGGTATGATATGGGCTCCAGAGCAAAAGTTTGCCGAGGAGGTCATAGAAGAATGTGCAGCATTCCCATATGGCGATCATGATGACTTGGTTGATAGTACAACACAAGCGATTATGCGTTTTAGACAAGGAGGTCTAATCGACCACCCTGAAGACTATGTCGATGAAGTAACAAACGTACGTAAAAGGATTTATTATTAATGTCTAGCTTAATAGATGAATACACAAAAAACAAAAGTCCAGAGGACAAGAAAGAAGTTGAAAGACGTGTTCGTGAAATGGCAGGCAATATGTCAGAACTATCTGCACTAATGTTAGTGTTAGAAGAAATGAGACAAGAGGGAAAAAAAGATGGTGGTATCATGCGTCTTGGTTTCCAAGACGGCACAGAATATAACGAAGACTCAAAAGAAAAACTTCAAGACATATTTACAACAGGTATAGAAAAAATAAATCGAGCAAGTGGTATGGATCAAATTACTAGTGCTAACTTTCCAGGATCCTTTGATAGTGCAATAGGACCACCATCTGATTTTAGACATCAAGCATCCGCAGATTTATTAGCTGAGGCTTTAGGAAAAGGTAAATTTGGAACAGTTGGATATTTATCAGGTGCAATTGGTTCAAGTGGTTTGGGTGCCATAAAAGAAATAGGAGATCTTGCACAAAACCTTTACCAAGGTAATATGTCAGCTAAAGATGCTTTTAGTCAATTTCTTGAAGACAATGTTAGTAATATAATAGGTGCGTTTACTCCTCCAGATACAACCACAGAAGAATTGTATGAAAAAATAATGGGAGATTATCAAATAGAAAATCCGTTTGGAATACTTAGTGCAGATCGAGCTAGGATGATACAAGCAGCACAACAAAGAGCAATTAATGCAATGTTAAAAAATAGAAGAGATGAAAATAGAAAAATAAAAACAACTAAACCAGGAACTTCTGGAGGATTTATACCAACTAAGAAAACTAAAAAAACTACTCCAGTAACAGGAACCACGAAACCTGGAACAGGTGGTGGAGGTGGAGGTTTCACTCCAACTACTACAGCTCAAAATATTGCAAGAACTACTAGTCGTGTAGAAGACGGTAGAGTTAAAGCCTATGGTCTAGCAAAAGGTGGAATAGCAAGAATGTTAGGTGAGTAATGGTTAAGAAACTAACCACAACAATACCACCATTACGTGGACCTAATCCACAAGGGTTGAATATTCCTTTAAAACAAGTTAAAACCGTTAAACTGGAGAAATTAAATGGCAGAAATAGACAAGGGTCTTCCGAATACTCGAACGAAACTAGAGGTTCCTTCGCAAGAGGAAATCGAAGAAGTTAGTGTTCAAGAACCAACAGACGACAAAGGACCAATAGAAGTTATACCTGAAGAAGACGGTGGTGTAACATTAGACTTTGAACCAGGTGCAATCAATGTTCCAGGAACCGAGAATCATTTTGACAACTTAGCAGATATATTACCTGATGATATTTTAGAACCAATAGGTTCTGACATGGTTAACAATTACATGGACTATAAAGCCTCAAGAAAAGATTGGGAACAATCTTATACTCAAGGTTTAGATTTATTAGGTTTTAAATATGAAAACAGAACTGAACCCTTTCAAGGAGCAAGTGGTGCAACACATCCTGTTCTTGCAGAAGCAGTAACACAGTTTCAAGCACAAGCTTACAAAGAATTATTACCAAGTGACGGACCTGTTAGAACACAGATCATAGGAATTAAAAATCAACAAACTGAATCACAATCGCAACGTGTTAAAGATTACATGAATTATTTAATCATGGATCAAATGAAAGAGTATGAAGAAGAGTTTGACTCTATGTTATTTCATTTACCACTAGCTGGTTCTACATTTAAAAAAGTTTACTATGACGTTCCGTTAGGTAGAGTAGTTTCTAAATTTGTACCAGCAGATGAATTAGTTGTGCCATACACTGCAACAAGTATTGATGATGCAGAGTCTGTAATACACGTTGTTAAAATGTCGGAGAACGAATTACGAAAACAACAAGTAAATGGTTTTTATGTAGATGTAGAATTAGCACCACCAAGTAGTGTTGAACAAAACTCTGTAGAGAAAAAAGAAAAAGAATTAGATGGTACTAAAAAATCTGGTAAGCAAGAAACAATATATACTTTGTTAGAGTGTCATGTAAACTTAGACCTAGAGGGTTTTGAAGATCAAGGACAAGATGGACCTACTGGAATTAAATTACCATACATTGTAACTGTTGAAGAAGGAAGCAGAACAGTTCTTGCAATTAGAAGAAATTATGCGCCCAATGATCTAAAGAAAAATAAAATCCAATATTTCGTTCATTTTAAATTTCTTCCAGGTTTAGGATTTTATGGCTTTGGATTGATCCACATGATTGGCGGATTAAGCAGAACTGCAACAGCTGCTCTCCGTCAATTATTGGATGCTGGTACATTATCAAATTTACCTGCTGGATTTAAACAAAGAGGAGTAAGGGTTAGAGATGAAGCATCTCCAATACAACCGGGTGAGTTTAAGGATGTCGACGCACCAGGTGGAAACCTAAGAGATGCTTTCTTTCCGTTACCATACAAAGAGCCATCACAAACATTATTAAATTTATTAGGTGTCGTAGTATCAGCTGGTCAAAGATTCGCTGCTATTGCTGACATGCAAGTGGGTGATGGTAACCAAGCTGCTGCTGTTGGAACTACAGTTGCGTTATTGGAACGTGGCTCAAGGGTCATGAGTGCTATACACAAAAGATGTTATGCAGCCATGAAAGATGAATTTAAATTATTAGCAAAAGTCGTTGCACAATACTTACCACCAGAATATCCATATGATGTTGTTGGTGGACAAAGAAATATTAAACAAGCTGACTTCGATGATAGAATAGACGTCGTACCGGTTGCAGATCCTAATATATTCTCAATGTCACAAAGAGTGACTCTTGCACAAACACAATTACAACTTGCAACATCTAATCCACAGATACATAACTTGTATCAAGTTTACAGAAACATGTATGAAGCAATTGGTGTTAAAAATGTAGACGCAGTTCTACCACCACCAGCACCAAATGCACCTATGGATCCAAGTATGGAGCACATAAATGCTTTGAATGGAAAACCTTTTCAAGCTTTTCCTGGTCAAGACCATAGAGCTCATATCACTGCACACTTAAACTTTATGTCAACTAACATGGTTAGAAATAATCCTGCGATTATGGGTGCAATACAAAAAAATATTTTAGAACACATTAGTCTAATGGCTCAAGAACAAGTGCAATTAGAGTTTAGAGAACAAATGCAAGAGATGATGTTGATGCAACAACAAGCAGCAATGAATCCAATGGTACAACAACAGCTACAAATGATGACAAATCAGATTGAAGCTAGAAAATCTGTCTTGATTGCAGAGATGACAGAAGAATTTATGAAAGAAGAGAAGAAAATCACGTCACAATTTGACTCTGATCCACTTTTAAAACTAAAATCACGTGAGGTTGACCTTCGTGCT